ATATGTGGGATGACGTTTTATTTTATGCAGAAAACGTTGCTGCAGATTTAGTTTAATTGAAAGAGGAGAAAAAGCAATGAAAACTAATGACTCAAGAATCGTAGAAGTTTCAGGTTGGAGAAAAGTCTCCGAGATCCCTGCGAGTGATGCCCTTCAGGCAGAACTTGATGCTAAGCACACTAGTGCTGGAATTTACCAAGTTGCTCTCGCAACTGACGTTGAGAAGATTGGTGACAATCTGATCCACGAAGACATCTGTTACACAGGTGAGTCTGGTTCAATCCATGCTAGAACTTACACGATCCGTCAACCACGTGGTTCACACGGTGCTTCCGTGTACATTCGTGAGAACGGATTGAACAAGGACGAAGTCCTGATTCGCTACTGTTACACAGATCAAGACACAAGAGATCACAAGACTCTTGAGTCTGAAGTTCACACGACCACTGCCAAAATGTTTGGTAAGAAGTTCAAGTGGAAGGAAGCTTCTGCAGGAAACGATGGTCGTTACACACGCATCCTTGATGACATGAAGCGTCTGACTTCTGCAGAAATGATTGCGATGAAGAGCGACATGACTGACATCTACTTCGAGATTGTTCAGCGTGAAGCAATCCAAAACTGGGATGAGGCATAATGCCTCACCCTCTCTAGGGAGGTAGAAATTTCTCTTTACATAAATACAGATTTGAGGTATAATATACCAATGATAAGGAGGATTGCATGAGCAATTTTACAGAGGAAGTTGTCAATGGTATTCGCACATTGACAGCGAAACATAAATTTGATTGCGAATATCTGCTCAATGACTTTATGACAGATGAGCATTACGAGTTAGTTGTAGATGAGGATATGGATTTCTATGCTCCACCAGTAGCAACTATCGACGGTGCATTTAATAATGAATCTAATCTTGGTTTCAGGTTTCGTAAGAATGTATTTACGAAAGAAGAAATGGATGGAGCATATGAGGGTCTGCTAGGTGCGGCGACTCTGTCAAACAACAGAGGAACTTCTACTGGTACTATCGGTGACGCGAAACAAGGTAATCGTGACTGGGTTTATCCATGGCAGCATGATATTATGAATCTTGTGGTAAACGGTGACCTGACTGGTAAAACTCCACAAGATATTATGGATGAGTATGTTGCTAAACACGGTTCGCTTAGTTTTCACTGGGATAAACGTGGAGTTCTCTGGCACAGAGGTAAGATCGATCAGGCAGGATATGTCTATGAAAACTTCTTCATCGACTTGGTGAAAAATGATCAACTTACTGTTGAAAAGGTAAAAGAGATCAAAGCATTTATCACTGACACTGCATATACTGCAGCGATTCATTCTGGTATCGCAGGTTTCTATGATCGGTATCCTCGTATCCCATATGGTCGAGCAACCAACTATACCGAGATGAATATGGGTAAATTTGAAAAGTGTTATCCATATATGCGAAAACTAAACAGTCTGTTTGCTGAGTTAGTTCCCAATCGATACAAAAAGCAAAAGGATATCGCTGAATCTATCGATAAAAGATTTATCGTTGCTGAAGATACTGCTTTCTCAACAATCACAGTAAATAAGAACTATCGTACGACTGCCCATCGTGATGGTGCTAATTTCACTCCTGGGTTTTCTAACTTGTCTACAGTCACTAAGGGTGATGTCGGATGGGAAGGTGGTTTGTTTGTACTGCCTGAATATCGGATTGCCGTAAATCTACGTCCTGGTGATGCGTTGCTTGTGGATAACGCTGGTATCATTCATGGTAATACAGAAATGATTCCACCAGCAGGTCTAGATATTGAAGATATGGAACGTATCTCCATGGTGTCATATATGCGTGATGGTATGCAAGAACTCAAATCAAAAGAGTATGAAGATGCCAGACGTGACTATGTAACTGAGAGATCACGTAACAAAGATCACAAACTATGGCGCGACCGTTGGAATGGTGTTTCTGAAGGTATGTGGGCAGAGGATGAGTGGTTGACATATCTCGAGTCTAAAGGTTTGTCCGATGAAGATGGTTTAGTAACCAGAAACAAAAAGGAAGAATCTTCACTTGAAGCATTTTTTTAATATGAGGTAACATTATGAAGATCGCGATCCCTTCTTACAAAAGGGCAAATACATTAAGAGATAAGACTGCTGCATTATTGGAACGATATAATGTACCATCAGAAAACGTTATTATCTTTGTCGCTAATGAAGAAGAACGAGTAGCATACGCAGAGGCACTCAAGGATTCCCCATACTCCTACATCGTTGTTGGTGTAGTCGGTATGGGTGCTATCCGAAACTTTATCAGAGATTACTTTGATGAAGGCGACTTCGTAGTAAACCTTGACGATGACTTATCTTCTTTTAAAAAGAAAGATCCTAACAACGAAAAGAAAATGATTGATGTCGACGACGTCATGACTGAAGTATTTCTTCCAATGAAAAAACTTATGGAAGAAAATAACAATAGTCTGTGTGGCGTGTATGCGGCATCAAATGCTTTCTTCATGAACTACGAAGCAAAAGTTGGGTTATATTATTGTATCGGTTCTTGTTGGGGTAATATCAACAGTCATGATCCGGATCTATATGTTCAACTTGATGATAAAGAAGATTTTGAAAGAACTTTACAGCATTATGTAAAAGACGGATCTGTTTGCAGACTAGATAATATTACAGTCATTTCTAAATACTATACAGAAGATGGTGGTATGCAAGTTGAGAGGACTGTAGAGCGGATCGATAAATCCGCTGATGAATTAGTTCGTAGGTATCCTGACTTATGTTCTAAATACATTAGGGAAACTACAGGTCATGCTGAGTTGAGACTCAAGGATAGATCTAATGGTAAATATAAAAAAGTTGAAAGCACACTAGAGGAGTTCTTCGCATGAGATTTAAAAGAACTGATTTGCCACCTGCCCTTCATAGAGAAAATAAATTTCCAACGAAGATTAATATCTTTAATAAAAATGGCGATATTGTTGAAGGCGATAATCTTAAGTTTTGCCCTTGTTGTAAAAAACCGAAACCTATAAGAGGATGGTACATGCATGGTAAAGGTAAAACTCTCTCCTCGTTTCCCAGAAAATATAAACTGCGTGGTATGTGTGTAGACTGTTACGATGCGTGGATTACAGTTAATGGTGAGGTTCGTCAAAGAAAAGGGAGATTTGATAAACCAGGAGATGACTATAAACCAACGCCAATCGCAGAGGAGTTCTTTTATTAACGATGATGAGAAAAGAACATATCTTTGTCACTAGTCTTATTTACGGAAAATTAAAATGTGAATATGACAAAGATAAACTAATAGATTATTGCCACGATCAAGAGGCAAATGTCCCAGGGAGAAACGTGTCAAATCGAATGGGTTGGCAGTCTAATGACTATAGACTAGATACATTCCCCGATGATTGGAAACCTATCATAGATGAAATACATGGGCATGTAATCGATTATTATGAATACATAGGTATAAGAAAAAACATTGACCATGCACAATTTTGGATAAATGTAAATAGAAAATATTCTTACAATATTGATCATGATCATCCAGGAGCAATGGTTTCCGGAACGTTTTACTTAAAAGTTCCAAAGGATAGTGGAGCAATCGTTTTTACTAGAAATGATAATTGTCAACAAAGTTGGGAACACGTTACTGGTAACAATAAAAGTCCAGAGTCTTGGTCAGCATTCTCCTTAATTCCAGAGGAAAACCAGTTGATTATATTCCCACCTTGGTTGCGTCATAGAGTCGATATGAATGTTACCGAGGATGAAGATGATTCTAGGATTTCTATAGCATTTAATTACACTTGAGGATAAAATGAATATAGGATTTACTTGTAGCACATTTGACTTGTTGCACGCAGGTCATGTGCAAATGCTGCGTGAGGCGAAACAACAATGTGATTATCTTATTTGTGGGTTACAGGTCGATCCAAGTATCGACCGTCCAGAAAAGAACGCACCAGTCCAAACTATTGTAGAACGTTACACTCAATTAAAAGCTGTCAGTTATGTGGATGAAATTATCCCATACTCGACAGAATTAGATTTAGAAGATATTTTGCAAATGTATCATATAGATGTTAGAATTCTTGGTGATGAATATCGTGATAAAGAATTTACTGGGAGAGATATTTGTAGACGATTAGATATCGACTTACACTTCAACAAAAGAGAACACAGGTTTTCATCAAGTGATTTAAGAAAACGTGTGTCGGAATCAGGGAGAACATGATGTCCGCAACTCAAGACTGGATTAAAGAACAATTTGAATTAGAAGCAAAAATCCGAGAAGAACAACTTGGGGTGAACATAGAATATAATAATATGCGACTGACCAGAGAAGTCGAGGATCTCAAAGAACGATTGAAAAAGTTAGAAACTGATATGGCATATACACAAAAGATTCGGTTTCAAAGTCCCGAAGAACAACGAATATATGATTTGAAAAAATAAGTATTTACTTTTTTGTCATTTTATAGTATAATAGTCCTTTATAATAAATTTGAAAGAGAATAATGATTATAGCAATTACAGGTTCGAGTGGATTCATAGGACACCACTTGAAACATTTTCTAGAACTAAACGGACATCACGTCATACCATGGGATAGGAATATAGGAAAAGATATCCACGACTTTACACTTGAGGGTGCTGAGTTTGTTATCCATCTCGCGGCAGATGCTGATGTCCGTAGGAGTATCGAATATCCAGACGAATATTGGCATAACAATATTACACCAACTACAAAGATACAAAGAATGTGCGCACTGTCAGGTGTGCCGTTAATGTATGCTTCTTCATCTTGTATTCATGCTTGGCATAAATCGCCATATGGTATTAGTAAAAAAGTGAACGAAGAAACAGCATGGCAGAATCAAGTTGGTTTACGATTTACGACTGTGTATGGTGATGGTGCAAGAGATACTATGTTTGTTGGTAAATTGATGAGGGGTGAGTTGAAATATGCGACTCGTCATAAACGCGACTTCATTCATGTGGATGACGTTATTAAAGCGATAGAACTCATCATGCTTAAAATGCAGTCTAAGCATTTGTTTCCGGAAGTACCATTGAGACCTGCGTATGATATTGGGACAGGAACTAATAACATTGTCTTAGACCTTGCTCGACTAAAATATCCTGCTATCGAAGTTTTTGAGGGATATGAGTGTGAGGCACAAGATAACACTGCAGATATAACATATATAAAAGAACTTGGTTGGGAACCAACTGTTGATGTCAGAGATTATATTGAAGGGAGATACCCATGAGTATTATGGATAAACTAAAAAAGAACAGTAAGGTTAAGGAAACTTCTATCCTTGCTGATTCTAAATTTTTTACAGAAAAAGATATGGTAGCAACCGATGTTCCTATGATCAACGTTGCTTTGTCTGGTTCTGTCGATGGTGGTTTGGCGCCAGGACTTACTGTATTAGCAGGTCCATCCAAACATTTTAAAACTTCGTTCGGTCTTATTATGGCGTCTGCTTATCTTAAGAAATATGAGGATGCGGTTTTACTTTTTTATGATTCGGAGTTTGGTTCACCTCAAGCATATTTCGAACAGTTCGGTATCGATACAACGAGAGTTCTTCATACACCTATAACGAACGTTGAAGAACTAAAGTTTGATATCATATCACAACTTGAAAATATTGATCGTGGTGATAAAGTTATTATTATGATCGACTCAGTTGGTAATCTTGCTTCTAAAAAAGAACTTGAAGATGCCATCAACGAAAAGTCAGTTGCTGATATGTCACGAGCAAAGGCACTGAAAGGTTTGTTCCGTATGTGTACACCTTATCTGAATATGAAAGATATTCCGATGATCGCGGTGAATCATACATATATGGAGATCGGTTTATTCCCGAAAGCAGTTGTTTCGGGTGGTACAGGAATCTATTATTCTGCTGATAATATTTGGATCCTCGGTCGCCAGCAGGATAAAGTTGGTACAGAGATCAAGGGTTATCACTTTGTAATTAATGTGGAGAAGTCAAGATATGTCAAGGAGAAATCAAAAATTCCTATTTCTGTTTCTTGGGATGGCGGTGTGCAATCTCATAGTGGTTTACTCGACGTCGCTCTGGCAGGCAATTACGTTGCTAAGCCTAGCAATGGTTGGTATTGCCGTGTTGATAGACAGACTGGAGAACTGGTCGACCCAAAAGTCAGAGAGAAGGATACTCTGGCAGCCTCCTTCTGGGAACCGATCATCGCCGAAACCGATTTCAAGAGTTATGTCAAGGAAAGATTCGCTATCGGAGGGAGGGACGATCATGAGTCTGTACTCGCCGATTCCGCATAAAGAAAACGTTACATATCAGTTGATTCCAGGAAGTGCCGGAGATCAACATTGGTTAGTAAGGTTTCTTGAAGGTCCATTCGTTGAAACAGTAATTCAGTATGGCGCCATCAGTCTCGCAAATGATAAAGGAACTGATGTTCAAGATGATGACGAAAATGCTTACTTGAATTTTAATTTCTTTGTTGAGTCATCTCCAAACGAAGATTTAACTTCAGAGGATGTCGATTTACAAATGTGGGCAGGGGATGTATTGGAAGAAATCTTGAGGGATGCTGTTGAAAATAATACAGCAGTCTTGACTGAGCAAGATTAATGGAACTCTTAAGTTTATTTCCTATACATGTTTATGCAGCACAGGTTGATAATGTAGAGTTATGTCAAGAGCAGATATCTAATGCTGTAGAAAACTCTGTAGAGTTTCATCCTACAACTCAGTGGGGATATTCTCATGACCTAAGTACAAAAACGTTTGGTGACGATCACATTCATGATTTCGGATTGACTCATCTTGAAAATAGTATTGATAAGTCAATCGGGATGTACATGAATGCTATCGGTCAAAGAAAAAGAAAATACACTAGGACTTCTTGGTTCACTCGAAATACTAAAGGTCAATTCACTATAGTTCACAATCATGGTGATGCTGATATATCTGGTGTTTACTGGCATAAAACTACCAGTGAAGATGGAAACTTTTTCTTTGATAACCCCAACCTTGCTGCACATAGTAGTCGTATCTTTAATCACGAACACTTGAGGATGGATGTACCACCGATAGAGGGGAATCTAATACTGTTTCCTGGATGGATGCCTCATGGGGTTTATGTGAACGAAACTGATTCAAAGAGAATGAGTATCAGTTGGAATATTTATTTAGAACGATAATTATTATCTTTACAATTAGATTCAAATGAGATATAATAATGCCTATGAATAGATACGAAGCATTCCCGACTCCTATATTTCATGAAGAACTGCATGGAATCGACAACCGAATAATAGAAAAATATGCGTATGAACTCAGAGAAAAAGATACTGTGGGCATAGGTAAGATACCAGAGGATGGGTGGCAAAGTAATTACATAACTTCTGGAATCAAAGAATATGATATTCTTTTATATGAAATCATCGATAAGATGGCAGAAGTTTGTAGAAACTTGCAAATTCCAGATGTAAGACTTTTTAATAATTGGATTAATATAAACCAACCAAACACTTATATCAATCAGCATTGCCATGAGGGTGCTACTTTCTCTGGAGTATATTATATAAAGACTCCGGAGAACTGTGGAAATTTGAGATTTAGGAGACCAGATGAAGGAAGGTATTATCTTCCTATGATGTCTCAGGGAAATGATTTTCTAGCGGAACATTGGGAAGTAAATGCATGTGAAGGACTAATGCTTATATTTCCAGCATGGATGCCTCATCACGTTTTGTTGAATAGAAGTAATGAAGATAGAATATCAATGTCATTTAATTTTGGAGTAAGACTTGCAAACTAATCTTGAACAGACTATCCTACGAAATCTTCTAACCGATGAAGAATATATGCGGAAGGTTCTTCCCTTCATCAAACCAGATTATTTCGAGGGTGTCTATCGTATATTATTTAGAGAAGCAGGTAAATATGTCGGCAAGTATAATAAACTCCCGACTGCTGAATCATTTAAGATTGAACTTGATAACTCGGATAAACTTACTGGCGAACAGTATACAATCGCTGTAGATATCATTCCTCAATTATTTTCTAAGGATGAGATAGATACTAAATGGTTGCTAGATAATACAGAGAAGTGGTGCCAGGATAGAGCAATCTATAATGCCATCATGGAATCAATCTCTATTATTGATGGCAAACACGAAACTATGACCAAGGGTGCTTTACCAGATTTGCTTACTAAAGCACTCGGTGTTGCCTTTGATACAAATGTAGGTCACGACTATGTTGAAAACTATGAAGAACGTTTTGATTTCTATCATGCCGAAGAAGATCGTATCCCATTTGATCTCGAGTATTTTAACAAGATTACGAAGGGTGGTGTACCAAATAAAACACTTAACATTGCCCTTGCAGGTACTGGCGTTGGCAAGTCTTTATTTATGTGTCATGTCGCTGCTGGCGCTTTGGTAGAAGGTAAGAATGTTCTCTATATTACTATGGAGATGGCAGAAGAACGTATCGCCGAAAGGATTGATGCGAACTTACTTAACGTCCCGATTGATCAGTTGAATAACTTATCACGAGAAATGTTTAGAACTAAAGTTGAAGATATCGCTCGCAAAACTACAGGGAAACTGATTATTAAGGAATATCCTACAGGATCTGCGCATACTGGGCACTTCCGCGCATTACTTAACGAACTGAAACTCAAAAGGCAATTTGAACCAGATATCATTTTTATTGACTATCTAAATATATGCGCATCATCAAGAATGAAAGGTATGGGCGGTGCTATCAATTCTTACAACTATATTAAGGCGATTGCAGAGGAACTCCGTGGTTTGGCGGTCGAGTTCGATGTCCCTCTTTTTAGTGCAACTCAGACTACTCGTTCTGGATATTCGAACACGGATGTTGGGTTGGAAGATACGTCCGAATCATTCGGACTCCCAGCAACTGCCGACCTCATGTTCGCTCTTATCTCTACTGAGGAACTTGAAAATCTTGGGCAGATGATGGTCAAGCAATTGAAGAATAGATACAATGATCCGACTATGAACAAACGATTTGTAATCGGTGTCGATAGATCAAAGATGCGGTTGTATGATGTTGATGAAAATGAACAGAACTTAACAGACGATACACCTGTATTTGATAAGTCAGAAACTCACCAAGAAATGTCAAAAT